TTTACCTTGATCTCTGACATAATTAACTAGGTTTTGGATTGTCGGTTTTAACCTTTTCACAGGCTGCATAATATGCTTCTAGTTTAGTCGAATCTCCCTTACTATTCCAATACATAGCATCTGCAAATTCACCTAAAGATGGATATTCTTTCACTCTTTTACGACTGTAATCTTTAGCATCAAAAGCATCTTGCATTGCTTTCAATCCATCATTAACGTCAGATTCCGTAGGTTTTGAACCACCATCAAGCACTATTAAATTGGCATAGACTTGATTTTTATTATCAGAAAAACCATACCAACAACCTTGCCTGTACCCTGCAAGCCAATCATTTATATGGTCTGGTCTGCCTGTTTTAAAATCCATTAGGTATCTCCATGTCTAGTGAAAATTGCATAAGTTTGATTAGAACTTGAACTTCCGAATATGTATTCAAAACCTTGTCCTCCTCCAAACTGAAATTGTATTTTTTGATTAGCAGTATCTGTAACATCAAACAAACACGCAGCAGTTGCGTTTGAAGTAGTGTCTAAACTAGAGCTATACCCTCCTCCTCCAAAATTTGTGTGACCTGATGCAACTGTGCCATAACTACTATTATTAGTGGTAAATCTTATGTCTATGGTACATCTTTGAGATTTACTTGTTGTGTTGTGTATGTATATATGTGCAAAAAATTGTATTTGATAAATGCCAGTTGAAGGAAAACTAAATGTACCACTTGAATTACTCATTCCAGACCCTATATAACCTTGATTTCCTGAATCAGGTCTTTCCCAGTTTGCAAGTGCACTAACATTTCCTTGATGACTTGTAGTGCTTCTCCATATATCTGATTGTTGTATTCCACCAGCAGGAAGAGTTGCAAAAGCTAAATTTCCAGACCCATCAGTTTTTATATACTGACCAGCCGATCCATCCGCTACAGGAAGTTGTAATTCAACAGCAGCATTACTTGTAGTTGTTGAAGGTGCTTTAAGGCTTACTGACCCACCACCTGATGCTGCGTTTAGTTTAATCTTTGCTGTCACTTATTTCACCATCCATAATTCTACGGTTTTATTTCTATCTTTCATTTTAATCCAACTAGAAGAAGTTGGCTGACCTTTTGTAATAGGAATTTGACCTAATAAACCAACACAATTCCATTCATCTCTTTCTGATCTAGGAACATAAGTTTTAGATTCGTCAAATAATGGATTTAATTTAGGTCTTTCTCTAGTCGTTTCAACAGCATCACTAGGAATAGTTACTCCTGTAGGTGGTCTGTCTTTCCAGCATTGTTGATTTACTTTATCATCATCTGTCCAAGTACAATGAACTGCACTTTCCATAATTTGACCGTCATAATCATCTACTAAATACTTACCTTGCCAATTAAGTTGATTAACACCACCTGTAACAGAAGTACCACTTGTCTTAGGTCTTATAACACCGATTGGAGTTTCAGAGCTTGTTGCTGCTCGCACTTTCCCATCTTCTAAAACGACAGTAGTGCCTACAGCAATAGCAGTTCCATCTGTTGATTCAAAATATTCAGCATAGTCAACACCACTATTTGAATAACTGCCATCAATATTCAGATCTCCATTTTGAGAAAGTTGCATAATATTGTCATTATTTACATCGTCATACCAACGTAAATTTACGCTGTTGGTGTACATCGCTATTGTTGAAGTATTTACATCATAAAAATAAAGATAACTAGCACCACCAGAATGTATTTTCAGGCCATTCGATTGCGTAGCACACATTAACGAGCCATTATGATATAGCTCTACTTGACCATCAGGTTTAGCAACTATTGAATTTTGTCCTGATTTTGCTTGATTAATAATCCATTTATTGCCAGCAGATGGTCCTCTTAAATATAAATTACCGTTTGTTGCATCCAGATAGTTGTCCGTTCCATTGTGATAAATTTCTAAATCTTGACTAGTTCCTAATTGAATTTTTCCAGAATCATTAGGTATATTTAAATTTCCAGACGAATCTACTGTTGCTCTGGTAGTTCCACCTGTATTAATATTGACAGTATCAGATGCGAAATTTATTCCTGTATTACTATCTGTTCCTGTTACTGCTGGTGCGGAAGCTGATCCATCAACCCCAGAAATACCAGTAGTGCCGTTAATGTTTAATGCCATAATTAAAGAATAACAAGAATTGCCCCAGATGGCACGGTAATAGTAACGCCTGAATTAATTGTAGGACTTACTGTGTGTGCGTTCTTTCCAGCAGAAATACTGTAAGAAGTTGTAGCAGCTTGATCTGATTCAAAAAATACTTCATCACTTCCTCCTCCTGTAGCTCCAGCACCCCCTCCAATCGCACCCCAAGCACCATTGTTATATCCTTCAAACTGATTCAATGTTGCGTTATGTCTAAACATACCAACAGCAGGGCTTCCATCTCTCTGGGCTGTCGTACCAGAAGGTATCGTTAAGCTAGATGTATAGTTATGAGTTACTTTCCCTGTAAAAGTAGATCCTGCAAGTGCCGCAAGACCTAAGTTCGCCTGAGTTATATTTCCAATAGTTGTAAATGTACCCGTTCCAGAAGATACGGCAGTACATATTTTTAATAAATTAGTTGATGAATCTATATGTGGCTGGAATTGAACTACATTTCCTGCTCCAGAAGGATCTCCACTTGCTGAATTTATTGTTCTTAATGCTGTAAAAATATCATTTATTCCTGCACGAACCGCAGCACCAGTTCCGTTAGCAACATTAAAATTATTACCTGATTCTTTAGTTGTGCTATTAACTCTTGCCATTTCAGTAATATTTTATTTTATTTTATCATCCCTTCCCAAATCCGACAGCCTGATAAGTGAAATTCCTATCAATCGAAGCATTTGATGAATTTTTAAAATGAACTGTAAATCCTGTACCACTAATATTAGACAGTTCAAAGAAATCACCACTAGCCATATTTTGTGCAGTAATACCGATAGAAGGTAAGTTTGAATTTACTCCACCCAAACCAGCAGTTCCAGTAAAGAAAGAATCTGTAAATGTAACAGCTTTTGCTCCTGCTCCAGATGCAATAGTGGTTGTACTTTGTTCAGTCCTTCTTTGAAGTGAAGCTGTATAACCCAGTTGGAATACTCTTATGTCTTGGTCAGGATCTCCACTGGTTAAATTAACTTTAAATTTAAATCCTCTACCTTTATAAGTTCCGTTAGCAAATGTTTGGAACGAACTATAGGTAGGTGATCCAGAAGACGGATCATTTTGAGTCACGGCTACTAACATTTCTGCATTTACTTCGGTTGCGACTGATCCATCAAAATCTACTCTTCCATCTATATCTGAAATTGAATCAAATAAATCTGATGGGAAAAATGCTTCGGTAAGAAAATGACGTTTTAGATCCAAACTAAATACACCACCTAAATCTAAGAAAGATATACCCGCTGCACCACCAAACTCGTATGTACCTAACGGAGCTATTCCCCCGACATCATCTAATGAACCAACAGCATCAAGATTAGTAATACTATCGAATTGTCCTACACCAGTTAAATTTAAAGAATCTGTTGTCGCATCAAAGGCAACATTAGTTTTTATTCCTTGAAACTTAGGGCTATCTAAATCTTCTCTTCTTGTTAAAGCTATTAAAGGTGCAAGGTTATCGGGTAAATCTATTACAACACTTGCTTCTCCTGCACTAAATCTACCTCCATCATCTTGGAATTTTAAAATGTACTCTCCTTCCAATAATGGAACAACAGCTTCTGTTGTATTACCAGCTAATGCCTTTACTAGGTCAGTAGCATTTGAAAATGTTCCCGTTCCATCCGTTTTTGAAGAGTGTCTTACATAAACACGACCACCATGAGTAACGTCTATATCTGTCGATAAATTCCAACGTAATCTTACTTGATTAGAGTTTACTGGTTCGCCTGTTAGTCCAGTAACATCTCCTGGTATAGCACTCTTACCTACAGCAATATGTGTAAAAGTTGTTGGATTTGCTGAAGATTCAAGGTTTGCACCTACACTAACTAATTCAAAATTATAAGTACCTTCTAAAGAATCTAGTATTTGAAATTCAGGTGTCAGTGATGTTAAGGTTTGAAAATTACCATCATCTACTTGATACTTCAACTCATAATGAATCGCTCTCGGAACAGGATTAAAGTCTATATTTAATCTTGTTCTCGCCCTATTACCTTCTGTAAAAAATTCTTCGGTAACAACAGGAGCAGAAGGAGCAGGAACAGGTTCATTTAATATTGTTATATTTCTAACAGGTAATGGAGATCCATCTTCTATAAATGCAAACTTTCCAGAGTTGTAGGCCGTTCCAACAATCGCATAATTATCTTTATCCTCAGTTACACTTACGACCCTCCATTGAGTAGTTTGTAAAGTTGTATTTTCAAGAATCCAAATACTATTTCTATTGGGAGCAGAAGTAAAACTGGTTGCAGTTGTTCCATCAGCCCTTGTAACTGAATTAACTGTAATTACTGCTCCGTTTATTGAATCTACAACAGCTTTTTCAACCTTGCCATTAGGTAATACAACGCTAACTGTTGCATTATTTGTGGCATCCAAATCTGTGTCTGCTGTATTATCAACAGTAATTGTCGTGGTTGTTGCAGAGCTAATACGGCCACCCCTTCTTACTCCTGCTCTTACTGGATCGCTTACTTCCATAACTTGCCCAGGTCTAACAACTACACCTTCTGATATCCCAGTAGTGAAACTAATAGTTTCAGTAGAATTTTGTTCTTCAAATAAAATAAATCTTCCTAATCTTCTTGCTTGATTTCTGGAAGTACACCCAAAGCCTGTAATTTTTTTATGAATGATTCCATATTTATTTTTAGCAGTAGTATCTTCAACAGTTTCAAAATCTGGCTCTTGATTAGTCATGTCAAAGTAAGACACAGATACAACAGTTGATCTTGTTTTTAGACTCGTACCAGAATATATAAATCCTTCAGAAGTTACGTTTGATAGATTGAATAGATAGCTAGCATCTGTAGGTCTATCTTGAGTAAGTGTTAAAGATCCTGCACCCCAAAATGTCATAGCTCTCATTACAGAACTTAGAGCCATTACTGTTTTAAAAGCATCTCCTCTTTTATTTAAAACTACGTTGCAACTAAATCTAGGTTCTTGACCCCCTTCACCATCATCAACTAAGGCAGAAGCATAAACAGAAGCACTATAAAAAGAATATTTATCTAATTGAGCTTCGGTAATATGATCCCCCAATCCATATCTACTATTTGTTATGAGATCAAATAAAATCCATGCAGGATCAGTTGTCCAATGTGTAGTTGTAGTAAGCGTTCCATTAAAAGTTCCGCTATAAGTTAATCTTCCGTTGGTTTGATCTACAGTTGCATTATGCGGAATCTTAATTTTTATTCCACGAATCCTATATAAACGTCTTGGGATACTAGGAAACTGCTCGGCATCAAAACGAAAATAAGTATGAGCTACGTTTGGATATGGTCTTTGTTCATCTATTATTTTTGTAAAAGATGACCACGAAAATGTATCTGTTACTCTTTCGCTTGTACTATCAGCAGAATCTCTACCAACTGTTACTTGTATAGGAAAAACTGTACCTTCTCTTAAGGTAATTCTAAAATCTCTAGCATACGCACTTCTTGACTTACCACTAACACTAAAAGCTGACGTTGGAACTGTAAGTAAATTTAAAAAACCACCAGGGCCAGTACCAGTAATTTGGTCCTTGTCAAAACGAGTTGTTCTTCCATTATTTTCAGTAATTAGTATAAATACATCAACTACAGTTCCTAAATTTTTACCATCTTTTTCATTAATATTTATAAGAGCATCAAAACGTATTGTGACTCTAACCGCATCAATATTAGATTCAGTTATTGTTCGAGTAACAGACGCAGCATTTGTAACTGGAGCATCCACCCCCACTTCTGTTTCTATATCACTTATGGCTGGTATAAAAGTTTGGTTAGCCGTTCCAAAACGAGTTTTAAATACAGTTTGCT